CAAGCGGCGTCACGAAGCAACTCAAGGGCTACGGCCACAAGTTCTTTTGGGCGCAGATGCTGATCGGTGACACAGCCGACAACATCAGCGGCATCCCGGCGATCCCCGGCCACGTCATGAACTTCATCAAGCCGACGAAGGCGACAGACAAGGCCGTGGCGATACTCGCAGACGAGACTGCATCCGACGAGAAGAAGGAGAAGGCACGCGCTTCGCTTAAGGAACGCAAGGACGGTCCATGCGGACCTGCTACGGCAATCCTGATACTTGACATGCTCGAACAGGAAGGACAGGCGTTCGCTACGATCAAGGGATTGTATAAGCGTTACGGGGAAACTACGGGCTTCGTTCATCATAAGACTGGTGATCCTGTGCCGTGGGGCAAAGCCTTCGCCTCTGAAGGTCAGCTACTGTGGATGCGAAAGCACACTACGGACCCGAACTGTGTATTAAACTATTGGCGACGGTGCGCAGCGTAAATGCGGTATTGCAACGGCAGACTCGTGTTGATACCTTGGCTGGACGCTGAGAATAGACGGAACCATTCGCAGTTTAGGTTTACGGGAAACGTGGACAGGCGAAGGGTCAGGCGACAGATACGCCGCGCACTGAATAGTATTGGTATCAGTGCGCCTAAGTGGTGGATCGACCACTACATCAAGCATCGTTCCTATGACGTTGGAACCACGTCGTAGGATAAAGGCAGCAGAGATACCGATAGTCAAAGCGGCTCTACTACAGAGACAGCATCACAAGTGCTGTCTCTGTCCAGAGCAGTTGACAATGGCGACTGCGTGCCTTGACCACAACCACAAGACCGGACTGATCCGGGGTGTACTGTGCCGTAACTGTAACGGTATCGAAGGGAAGATATACAATCTAGCGAACAGAGCGAAACGTACACTCACTACCAAGGACTACTTGGGACAAGTGATCCTGTATTGGATTAAGCACGAGACCGATAACACTGGTCTTTATCATCCTCTCCACAAGACTGTGGACGAAAAGCGCATCGCTACTAATGCGAAGGCTCGCAAGAGACGCGCCAAGTTGAAAGAAACGACGCATTGAAATGCAGACGATAGACAGTCAGCTAGAACTCGAACGTACGATGGTCTTCAAAGGTGCTGAGACTTTCGAGCGTGCAACAAAGGAAGCAGAAGAAGCCGGGCGGGGTGCAGAGACTGCATACGCACAGAGGCTGTTACAGGAGTTCATGCTGCCTCTGATCGAGGCGCTGACTTCTTTCGTTACTACCAATCGGCCGGGTAAGCACGGCAAGATCAGGACGCTCTTACACAGAGCCTCGCCCGACAAGGCGATGTATCTTGCGATGCAGGCTGTGTTCAATTCGTTCACTCACGAGGCACCGCTGGCGGGCCTCGCTACACGCATCGGCAGGATGGTTGAGGACGAGGTTCGGTTCTCCCGTTTCCAAGAGATGCACGGCGACTACTACGACGCGATCAAGAAGGACTTCAAGCGCAAGGGCACGAAGGACTACAGGTTCATGCATCGAGTGCTGACGCACAAAGCGAACGAGATGCAGGACGAGTGGATAGAGTGGACGGTATCGGAGCGTGCGGAAGTCGGCATGAAGCTGGTGGACGTGATCCTGACGAACACCGACCTGATCGAGAAGCGGCAGTTCAACCAGCACGGCAAGACCCGTACGCTGCTGGTGCCGACCGACAGCGCAAAGAAGTGGATCGACGAGCACAAGGAGTTCAGCAAGTTTCTGTTCCCCGACAAGATGCCGTGCATCATTCCACCGGACGATTGGACTGGTCTCAATCAGGGAGGCTACTACAGTCCTGAACTTCGGCAGGCTACGCCGATGATTAAGACGAGCGGCAAGCGACATCGCCAGCACGTACAGGCCGGTGACTTGTCGTTCGCCATGGAGGCGCTGAACGCTCTGCAAGCTGTACCGTGGGAAGTTAACACGGAGATACTTGCAGTCGTGACTGCGTGCTGGAACGCGAACCTCACAATCGGTATGCCTCCGAAAGAACCTCTGACTATTCCGCCAAGCCCGTTCGCCAAAGGCACGGAGCTTACGGAGGCGGAGGAAGAACAACTCACGGACTGGAAACATGAAGCCGCTGAAATCCACACGCAGGAAAAGGAACGGCGCAGCAAGTCGTTCCAGATCAGCCGCATCATCCGGCTCGCAAGCGAGTACACTCAGTATGATCGCTTCTGGTACGTGTGGTACTACGACAGCAGAGGACGAGCTTACCCGACGACGAGCGGCTTCAACCCACAAGGCGCAGACATTGCCAAGGGACTACTACGACCACGCGAGAGTAAAGCACTGGGCGCTACGGGATGGTACTGGCATCGGGTGAACGGTGCGAACCGCTTCGGTCACGACAAGGTAAGCTACGACGACCGCGTGAAGTGGGTTGACGAACAGCAGGAGTTCTTCCTGCGAGCGGCGAACGATCCGATGTCTCATACTGACGTGTGGGGCAATGCGGACAAGCCGTGGCAATTCCTAGCGTGGCTGTTCGAGTACAGAGACGCATTAGCATTGGAGGCACTAGGACGTGACATCGGGGACTTCGTATCCCACATCCCAGTTGGTCGAGACGGTACGTGCAACGGGCTGCAACACTTCAGCGCCATGCTCCGCGATAACGTCGGAGGGACTTACACGAACCTTGTACCTGCTGCCGTACCCGCTGACATCTACACAGCAGTCGCTAAAGTCTGCACTGGAAAACTACGAACGCAATCTTCAGATGATCCGTTCAGTGATGGCTGGCGTTCATATATTGAGAAGCACGGTGAAGGAACCATACCAAGGAAGTTAGCCAAGCGGCCGGTGATGACATTGCCGTACGGATCGACGCGGCAGTCATGCACGAAGTACATCTTCGAGTACGTCATGACGACAGACCGCGAGCACTTCGATGGCAACTTCAAAGCGTCGTGCTGGCTTACCCCGTATATGTGGGAGAGCATCGGAGAGGTTGTCGTCGCTGCGCGTGACGCAATGAAGTGGCTACAGCGCGCAGCAAGTGTCTTGAGCAAAGAGAACGAGCCTATCACATGGACAGCCTACGATGGCTTCCCGATCTACATGGGCACTCGTGTCATCAACTCGACGAAGATCGAGACGCAGCTAGGTGGACGCTTCCAGCTACGAGTTGGAAACTTCACCGACGACATCGACCGCAACAGACAGCGCAACGGCGTCGCACCTAACTTCGTTCACTCACAAGACGCGGCGCACATGCGCGCGGTAGTTCGACAATGCAAGGCGGAAGGTATCGCACCGTTAGCGTTCATTCATGATGACTTCGGCACACATGCCGCAGACACTGAACGACTGGGCGAGATCATCCGAGAGACTTTCGTGGCGCTGTATTCCGACCACGATCCACTGCAAGCACTCGCTGAGCAGTACAAGGATACTGAGTACGAGCTTGAGCCGCTTCCCGCGTATGGCTCGCTCGACATCCAAGACGTGAAGCGTTCGCTGTACTTCTTTGGCTAGTTCCCTCCCTATTAGATAATAGCCGCTAATAGGAAAACCATTGAGCTACGCTGAATTGTCCGACGAGGACAAACTAGAGGAAGCGATTAGGTTCGTCGCAAGAGATCAGCCTTTGCCGGAAACACTCGACACGTTTCTGCGCGAGGCTGGTCTCTTCGAGGCGATCACGCTTCACGCACCGTGCCGACCTTCGTAGGCGCGGTCGCAGTCCCCCCTGTATCCGAAGAGTTCATCAAGGTTCTTTGCAATGCGTTCCGACCTTTCGAGGTTGGGCCGGGCTTTGAACGGGATGCTCTGATGCAGTCCGTGGGAGAACAGAAGGTCATCGAGTGGATCAAGTACCACGCGCTACGTGGACGCACCTTAACTGGTGAAGCGTCTGCGCTCCGTGACACTCGAACGAACACCGGAGCCATCGTAAAACTAGGAGAGTGATGCTTCGACCGATCAGAACCGATGATGTCGGGCTGATTATTGAGATGCTTCTCGCGTTGCATGTCGAAAGCCCGCACTACTCCAAGGTAAGGCCCGACCCAAACTACGTTCGTACTACACTCACGTCCATGATCGAGCAGCCCGCATTCATTGGGTACATCGACGTTGATCTTCGAGGCTTTATGTTTGGCATTGCGAACCGCACTTGGTTCGACAGTGAACTCAACGCCTACGAACTCTTGCTCTACATCCTCCCTGAACATCGCGGTACTACACTCGCACCCCGCCTCATAAAGCAATTCGAGAGCGCAGCAATGCGTCTGGATTGTATTCATGTACGCGCGGGCACGAGCACACTCGTTGACGCAGAGAGGACACTGAGACTGTACGAACGGCTTGGCTACACGCGCGAGGCCAACACCGTATCTAAAAGGATAAACTAATTTGTGCGACCCAATTACACTGGGATTGACTGCCCTAGCGGGCGGCGCTGCGCTGTTCGGTGGCGGTAACGACGCTCCACCACCGCCTCCGCCCGTTATCCCTGCACGTCCTCCATCTGCTGCGCGCGACCCTGATGCTGAAGTCCGCATCGGTGATGGCACAGCCAAGAACAGTGCTCTGCCCACGCCGGAGTACGACGGCTTCACCACGAAGCGTGTCACCGGCAAGCCGCTCGGCGGTCTTGGTCGTGGTGGTCTAGGTCTGTAATGACTGCATCCACTGCGCCGAAGGATACACTTCAACACAGGTGGGATCACTTAGACGGTAAGAAGTCGAGCTTCATTACGCGGAGTGAGCAGTACGCCCGGTGGACGTTACCTCATATCTTCCCCGACACGACTTCGACTACAGACACGTCTGAACGACAACTCAGCAACGATAGCCTCGGCGCTCGTGCCGTGAACCATCTGTCGAACAAGGTTGTCACTACACTCTTCCGTCCGCAAGGACCGTTCTTCCGGCTCACGCTCGGCGCAGCGCAGATGAAGAAGATCAAGGCGCTGTCTGCGGATGCTGAACCCGCTGAACTCGCTGCGCTCACTACGAAGATCGAGGAAGAACTCAACAGCACTGAGCGCGAGGCGATGGAGTATCTTGATATGGTCGCCTATCGACCGCAAGCTACGTTCGCTGCGCAGTTGATCGTCGCGACAGGCAACTCTCTAATGTATCATCCGAAGGGTAAGCCCGCACAAGTATTCTCACTACGCGACTACTGCGTTGTGCGAGACCTGAGCGGCACTGTCATCGAGATCATGACGCGAGAGTGCAAAGCATTCGAGACGTTCCATCCAGACGTACAGACGAAGCTTCGATCCAACAAGCAGACACAGACGCCGGAGTACGAAGACACTTCGGACGTGATCGTGTTCACGCGCATCAAGCTAGAAGACGACGGCAAGTTTCATGCGAAGCAGGAAGCTGGCTTCGTGGACATCAGCCCCGCACAAGAAGCTTCGTGGCCTGCGAATGTTCTGCCGTGGATACCTCTGACGTGGACACTCGTTCGCGGTGAGGACTACGGACGCGGTATCGTCGAAGACTACGCTGGCGCATTCCATGCCATCGAAGTCCTTACGCAGTCGCTTATCAACCTCGCTGGTATCATGGGAGACATCAAGTTCCTCGTGAACCCCGCGTCGATGGTTGACGTTGACGCGCTGAACAAGTCGGAAGCCGGATCGTATCATAGCGGCAAGGAAGGCGATGTCGTCGCTGTTCAGTTGAACAAGTCGAACGACGCGAACTTCATTGTGACGATGATACAACGCTACGAGAAACAAATCTCGCAGGCGTTCCTACTGAACTCTGGCGTCACTCGTGATGCTGAGCGTGTCACTGCCGAAGAGATACGCATCCAAGCCAACGAGCTTGAGATGTCTGTCGGAGGCATCTACTCACGTCTCGCTATGCAGTGGCAAGGACCGACCGCGTACATCACGCTCGATCATATCGGCTTCACTGGTACGCAACTCGGCATCGTGCCGCAGATCATCACTGGTATGGACAGCCTCTCTCGCCAAGGCGAGTTAGAGAATGTCGCACAGTGGATCAACGCGCTCGGTATGCTGAAGGCTGTACCGGAGAACATGCTCGGTGCAATCGATCCGCTGAAGTTCGCTGCGTACCTCGCTACGAACCTACAGGTTGACTACACCAAGTTCCTGTACACGCAGAACGAGATGCGGGCGAACCAGCAGCGCGCGATAGATCAGCAAGCGCAACTCGAACAACAGAAGGCAGGTGGAGCCGTTGCCGCAGAGGCAGGCAAGGCCGCCGTACAAGGATCAATGAACGGATGACGACCGAGACTACGACTACTGTAGAAGACAAGACGCTCGCTGCGCAGGGCGCTACGTTGGAGAACCTCGACGATAGCACGACGGGCAAAGGCCCGAAGGCTCCCGCCGCTGCTTCCAATGAACCGCCTAAGAAGGGCGACGACGAAGAGAATACCGTTGTCGTAGTCGATCCTGCGAAGGCTGCGGAAGAGAAGGCCGCTGCTGACAAGGCGGCTGCGGACAAGGCTGCTGCCGATAAGGAAGCCGCTGGCCCGCTGAAGGAATACACCAAGTTCGACGACAGCCCGGCTGCACAGGCCGCTGTAAATCTGCTGAAGGAAGCCGGTCTCGGCCCGAACGCAGCGAACGAATACTTTGCCAAGGCACTGAAGTCCGGCGACCTCAACGACGTTGACGTTGCTGGCTTGGAAGCCAAGCTCGGCAAGGACAAGGCTACGCTCGTCATGGCGGGCGTCACTGCGCACTACAACGGTATGAAGGCACAGAGCGAAGCAAGTGTCGCGAAGGTGCTTGAAGTGTTCGGCGGTGAGGAGAACTGGGCCGTCGTACGTGCGTGGGCACAGAAGACTGAGAAGGCTGATCCTGCGTTCAAGGCTAAGGTGGATGACATCCGCACGATGCTGGACGAGGGCGGCTTCCGTGCAGACCTCGGTGCGAAGGAACTGCTGCGCATGTACAACGCTGCACCGGATCAGAAGGGCCTCGGTACTGCCAAGCTCGCTGTCGGTGACAGCACTGGTACAGTGATCGGTAAGGCGCTGACCCGCGCTGAGTACGTGCGTGAACTCGAAGCGGCGCATAACCGTCGTGCCCCGTCTACAGAGATCAAGGCGCTGGATGCCCGGCGGAAAGCTGGCATGAAAGCTGGTATCTAACATACGGACCAGCCGCTGTACCTCCCTATTAGGAGATACAGCGGACCCGTCCGCGTAACGTCCCTATAGGAGAAACATTGTCTTACGAAATTCCCGGCCCCGACCTTTCCGATGTGGATGTCTCGCTACTGCTTGAGCAGTACGGTGGCATGGTCGAAAGCCAGTTCGCGAAGTCCGCCATCATGCGGCAGTACGCGAAAGTTCGCCCCGTCCGGGGCACCGACACTATCTCGAATAACCGCGTTGGTCGTACCACGCTGAAGGCGCTGGTCCCCGGCGTCCGCCCGCAGGGTGAAGTCACGCCGTTCGGCAAGGTCTCGCTGACCGTCGATACCGTTGTGCTCGCCCGCGACAACCGTTCCATGCTGAACGATCTTCAGACGCACTTCGACGCGCGTCAGGAGCTTGCGCAGGATCACGGCAAGGAGCTTGGCAAGTTCTTCGATCAGGCTTTCATCATCATGGGCATCAAGGGCAGCACCGCTGCGGCCCCTGTCCTCGGTGACGGCTCCCCGTCCAAGCAGTCCATCGGCGCTGGCAAGTCCGCCACGCTGTCCGCCGCTCTCGATGAACTCGATCCCGACAAGCTGTACAAGGCTATCGCGGGCATCATCGTGGACATGGAAGAGGAAGAGATCGAGACTACTGAACTCGTCATCTTCGTTCGTCCTACCGAGTTCGAGACGCTGTTGAACAACAACAAGCTTATCTCGCGTGACTTCGCTGCCGGTAACGGTGACTTCGCGAAGGGAATGATCTACGAGTTGAAGGGCGTCCGTATCGTCAAGACTGCGCGCATCCCGACTGCCGCGATCACCGGGCACTTCCTGAGCAACGCGCAGAACGCGAATGCTTACGACGTGTCGGCCGCGCAGGCGAAGGCCGTTGCAGTCATCCTGCACCCGAAGTCCTTCCTCGCCGGTGAGACCATTCCGCTTCAGAGCGACATCTGGTTCAACCGCGAAGAGAAGCAGTGGTTCATCGACAGCTTCCTCGCGTTCGGTGTCTCGATCAATCGCCCCGACGTGTGCGGCGCGGTGTTCAAGGCGTAAGCCTGCACTAACCTACATTGCCCCGGTCCTTAATTGGGCCGGGGCTTTTTGCATTGGAGACTACTAAGTGGACCGCGCTACGATTATCAATTCTATGCTCTCCGTGATTGGAGAGAGCGGTGTAAGTTCTACTACGTCCACGCACCCGTCTGTACAGACTGCACTACGCATTCTCGAAACAGAGGACATCGACTTCCAGCAGCAAGGCTGGTGGTTCAACCGTGAGTACAGGATGAAGCTTGTTCCTAACAGTGAGGGACGGGTGGCTGTCCCGGCTGCTGCGCTCGACATGCAGATCAGCGACGTTGCCTTCGTGGCACCGTCTGAGAAGCTTCGCTACGCGCGACGCGGCAACTTCATTTACGATGCGTTCAAGCATACTGATGTCATCAGCACGAGCGTCGTCGTTGACCTCGTTACTCGTCTGGACATCGGCAGCTTGCCGTCAGTAGCATCAAGCTACATCCTGCACAAAGCCCGCGAGGCGATGTACATCGACGATGACGGCGACAGCTTCAAGACCAACGAACTGAAGCAACAGTCCGCTATCGCGTGGGCCAAGCTCAAGGCGAAGGAGCTACAGGTGCTCGCTACGAACGCACTCGACAGCCCCAACGCTCGTCGATTGCAGTCCGGCATCACCGGAACGAACGGCTCCCGCAATCCTAACCTTATCGGTGGTGTGATCCGATGAAGGTTGATGGTTCGCTCGGCTCTCTTCTACAGGGCGTCTCGCAACAGGCTGCGCGAGATCGCTTCGACGGACAGGCTTCGCTTCAAGAGAACATGAGTTCAGATGCAGTGAACGGTTTGCGACGCAGGCCGCCCACTGATCTGGTCGGGCTACTCGGCTCGGCATCGTCTGTGCTCGGTTGGCATAACTTCACTACGCGAGACGGCAACAAGTTCTTGGCTATGTTCAAGGACGGCGACGTTGACGTGTTCGATCTGAACGCGACATCGCAGAGCGTCACTGTAGACGCAGACGCGGCGGCGTACCTTGCGGGCACGACAGGCTTGAAGTCCAGCACAGATGACGCAGACATAACTACTGTGGTCAACCCGTCAGTCGTCACTGCCTTGGATACAACCACGCAACCGTACTACAACACTGAAGGGACTAGCGCAGCTATCTTTCAGGTGCTCGGTGGAGCGTACGGCGTCACGTACTCGATCTACATCGACGGTTCTCTGAAGGCGTCATTCAAGACGGCGACCGGCTCCGGTCCTGACGACGCGATCTACGTTGCAACGCCGTTCATTGCGGCGCGTCTTTATCAGGGTCTCACTTCAGGCAGCGGCACAACCAATCCAGATAGCGGTGCAGCTACCGAGTTGTTCTCGACATCGTACTGTGCCGGTTGGACGACCGCGATCATCGGTGACATCATCGTCATAAAGAAGCCGTCACCCGGTCTATTCACTGTGACAGTGGCGGACGGTGGGGGCGGTGTGAACTTCAAGGCGTGCACAGATACTGTCTCGGACATTGCGGACCTCCCGCGACTTGCGCCGCACTACTACGCTGTGCGGATCGCAGAGAATGCCGACAGAGAGAAAGACTTGTGGTTCAAGTTCGTCGTACAGGAGCTTGAGAACTCCAAGACACCTAACCTCGCTGGCTTCGGCAAGTCTGGCTACTGGCAGGAGACCGTGGCACCCGCGACGCCTACGACGTTAAACGCGGCTACCATGCCGCACAAGCTGGTCTACAACGATCCGGGGTTTAGGTTCCAGCGAGAGACTTGGCTAACGCGACTGGTCGGTACAACAGTATCGAACCCTGATCCGTCATTCGTTGGAAACAAGATCAACGACGTGGCGAGCTTCCAAGGCCGCGCAGTGTTCCTGTCAGGCTCGAACGTCATCATGTCTCGTACGAACAAGCCTACGAACTTCTGGCAAGGATCAGCGTCGGCTCTCGTCGATACCGATCCTATCGACATCAACTCGACTGTCGAAAGTTCTCAGATGCTGGCTGCTGTGTCATTCAACAAAGACCTTGCGGTGTTCTCGCCAAAGGCTCAGTTCGTTGTGTTCGGTCGTACGGCGCTCACTCCGTCTAACGCCAAGCTGGTGCTTACCACGAGCTTCGAGAGCGAACTACAGGCTAAGCCTGTGTCTGCTGGCAAGAACGTGTTCTTCGCTTCCAACTTCGGACGCTTTACAGGCGTGCGTGAGTTCTTCTCGGAGACCACGAGCGACAACAACGACAGCCGCACGATCACGCAGCACGTCAACAAGTATCTTGTTGGCAAGTCCACGTTGCTTACTGCGTCAGCGAACTACGAGACGCTTCTCGTGCACACGGACAACACTCAGACGGACCTTTACCCGTACCAATACATTTGGGCGGACGATAAGAAAATCCAGTCTGCATGGTCTACGTGGAAGTTCGCGCATAGCATCGTGTACAGCTTCTTCGACGAAGACGTTCTGTACCTCGTGCAGAAGATCGGTACAACGTTCTATCTGTTGCGTATGCCTCTGGACGTTCAGAACGGTAGCGACAGCATCGAGTACCCATTGTTCCTCGATCAGCGGTTCGACGTGCACGACTGCTACCAGTCGTTCATTCTGCCGTACGCCTATCTGGCTGATGCTGAACTCGTATGCGTGCAGAGCGATAACTGCCCTACGCCAGGTCTCACGGTATCCATCGAGAGCATCACGGACAGCGTAGACGGTAAGGTGGTCACGCTCAGCAAGAACATGCTAGGCGGTGACGTGGTTGTGGGTACGCGCTTCATGTCTCGCTACATGCCGACCATGCCATCTGTGAAGGATGCCAATGGCACCGTCATCAGTTCTGCCAAGGTTCGTGCACGGTCATTCAACATTGCGCTCGACGACACCGGCTACATAGCTGGTCGTGTTCGATCCAAGTACGGCGACGGGCCTGAAGTCGCGTTCAACGCCCGCATCGTCGGTGACGTTGAGGACATCGTTGGTGAGCAGCCTCTGAGCAGCGGCCTCTTCGTGCTCCCGTTCCGTTACAACGTGAACGATGCAGAGATCGAACTCTACTCTAACAGTCATCTGCCTATGACGCTCGCAGACATCGAGTACGTAGGACAGTACAGCAAGCGCGGTCGCCGGATCGCCAACACAGGAGGCAAACAATAATGTGGGCAGATTTAGCCTTGAGTGGTGGACTGTCTGCACTTCGTCAAGGCGTGGCGTATCAGCAAGCCGAGAAGGACGCGCAGGCTAAGCAGGCGTGGCAGGCTTACAAGAACACCATGACTAAACTCTCTGCGGCGCAAAGTCAGAACACTCTGACGACTAACGAGAACATCGTACGTGCAACCAGCAGAGATCAGGCGTTCGCTATCGAGCGCAGCGAGTACATCACTTCGGCTCAGGCTGAAGTGGCGGCTGCTGCGTCCGATACGGGCGGACGCTCAGTCAACGCCGTTATGGCGGACGTGGAGCGCAACGCTACAATGGCGCAGTCGCGCCGCAAGCAAGACCTGCAATCGCAGTTCTTACAGATCGACAACCAGCGCAGGCAGGTGGACATCTCTGCCGCGATGCAGATGGACTACAGCCCGATCCCTGACCCTAACCCCGCTACGTACATGCTGAACTTCGCAACTGATGCGACGAAGTTGTATCAGAGTAGCAAACCCAAATAAGGAAACAGATGGCTAACGAAGGAACGCGCGCGGTCGTACAAGACCCACTCGCACCTAACCCGCGCGAACAGCGTCCTAACCGTTCGCTACAGTTGGGCGGCGTGCAGACCCCTCATACTCCCAGTGCCGCAAGCCTGACCAACCGTGACGGTCTACAGGAGGCGCTACAGGGCGTAGAGGGCGTTCTGCAAAAGGAGTTCGAGAACAAGAAAGATCAGTGGCTGACTGAAGGCAAGATTGCCTACCAGTCAGGTGTCACTGAAGCGCAGATGCTTGAAAGCGGCAACGCCTTCACTGCGCAGGGCTATCGTACATCGCAGGCTCGTGACCAAGTGAACAACTGGTTCACGGATCAGACGGTCGCTATGGACGAGACCGGCAAGACGATGGACCCGAAGGACTATGCGAAGCAGCTACAGCAGCAGCGCGCAGATACTCTCTCACGCATCACCGACCCGCAGGCTCGCAAGGTAGCGAGCGCAGCGTTCGAGGATATGTCTCCGCGTCTCGCCGCTACGCAGGCTATCAAGCACAACGAGTACAATCGTGTTGAGGGCGTCAAGTCGTTCTCGACTGAGCTTGCCTCGACTGCACCTACCAGTGCCACGGCATCTCGCCGTGAACCTGGTGGGCAGTTGTCGCTGTCGCCAGTGCCGGTTGGCCCGATCCTCACGCCTAGTGCGAAGGATCGCGACGTTGGTATCCGTACCATGCTTGGCGAGGCTGGTAATGAGGGCGCGGAAGGACTGGCCGCAGTTGCCCATGTCCTGAAGAACCGCACCACGGACAGCCGCTACCCCAAGAGCGTGGCAGAGGTATCGCTTCAGCCGCAACAGTTCTCGACGTGGAATGCTGGCGCTGGCGGTAACGCTATCCCGTACAATGCGAAGCCCGGCTCTCCCGCTTACGAGCGGGCTGGCGAAGTGTTCGATGCCGTCATGGCGGGTAAGCACGTCGATCAGACAGGCGGCGCTACGCACTACTACAGCCCGGCTGGAATGCAGAAGCTCGTGAACGACGGCGATCAGACGAACACAGTTCCACGTTGGCTCGACGAAGAGACCAAGCGCGGTGGTGGTCGTATCAAGATCGGCGGACATATCTTCGTCGGCAAGACGAACGGTGCAGGCAACTCTCATGCAGACGAAGCACAGAGCACACTGAACCTGAACCCACAAGAGCGCGCACTGTACGACCGTCATGTGAATAACTTGAATGGTCCCGGTGGCGTCGATAATCCCCCTGACGAAAACAATCCGCAGGGTAGCCGCTCTACGGTGTACGTGGCTGTGCAGGAACACAACGGACGTTTCTACAACATCCCAACTGTGTGGAATGGTAAGCGCGAAGTAGAGAAGTACACTCGTCCTAACGGTACGTCTCTTGATGTGCCGAACAAGGCTGCACTTGATAACGTAGAGAAGGCCGGGTGGGATAACTTCCCGTCCTACAGGACGCCTGAAGAGGCGGATGCTCGCTACGCGCAGATGCACAAGTACATGGACAAAGACACTGCCGCCTATATGTCCGGCAAGGTAAAGCCTGTACCGCAGAACGAGGTAACGCAGCGCATCATGACTTCGGCACTCAAGCCTGAAGACAAGGCTGCGGCTGTTGCGGATGCTATGCGCCGCACGCTCGATGCTGGCGACGACAAGCTGTTCAACGACGCAGGCGGCATCGCAATGATGCAGAACCTGCGTGCCAAGGCTGCGGACATCGACGAGGTTATCAAAGCCAAGAAGCGGTTCGACGACAAGAAGCTCACGGAGTTCAACACCGGGAACATCAAGTTCGAGGACGACATCAAGGCTCGTGCTGAGAAGGGCGAAGACCGCGACAGTATCCTTGCTGACATCGACAAGCGCCGCGCAAGCGGACTGATGAACGATGCACAGGCTCGTGCTCTCGCTACTGGCGCTCTCGACAAGATACGCGCTGAGAGCAAAGGCGACAACGCTACGCAGATGGCTAACCCCGATATGCTCGGTGAGTTGGGCGGACTGTACCAAGGCATCGCCTCTGGCTCGCTTGAGTTCAAGTCTGCGGCTGCGCAGGGCAAGAAGATTGCTGAGAAGTACGGCGCGACCGAGAAGGACGTGCAGAAGATCGTCGGCAAGATGTTCACTGAGGATCAGTCGTACCAGACCCGTCTTCGTGAGAAGGTGGAAGCTGCGGTTAAGACCAAGGCCGAACAGGATGGCATCAAGGCCAACGTGGACCGTGCGCTGTCTAACGGTAACGGCCTTGCTCACGTCACCGGCTCGCTGAAGGCTACGAACAACAGGGGCAATCCTGTCACGATCACTGCCGAAGAGTACGGCGTTCAACAGGTGAAGGACAAATGGGCGAAGGAGATTACTACTTCCGTTAACAACGGTACGCTTGATCGTTCGCAGGCCAAGGGAATGCTCGAACGCAAGGTGGCGCTCGAACTACAGAACCATGGCGTTGTCGATAAGGAGACTGTGGATCAGATCAACGGTTCTCTTCAGGGCAACATCGTCAAGGACGGCAAGGTCTCTGACGAGGCTCGGCAGGCGTACGATACGTGGCTGAACCTCAAGACGACTGGCGACATCAGCCCGGCGTACATGGCGAAGCTCGTACCGGACCCGACCACGCGCAACTTGCTTGAGCACGCCTTCCTGTTTGACGGCGGCACGCTCTCCAAGGATCAGGCGCTGCTAAAGGCGCACGAGGTACTGAACGATCCTAACCGCGACCCTAACGACAAGATCAATAAGGACGTGGTGTGGAAGCAGAAGCTCGACGTGGACCTGAAGCGTGTATTGCTTGAGCGTACTCACGGTAGCTTCCTCGACAGTTGGTTCGCTACGAAAGACCCTAGCGAGCGTGAGCGCATCCTGACTAACAACACGGTTGCGCAGAACTACGTGACGCAACGTGCAGAGATGTATCACGCACTCGAACCGCGTGAGCATGGTGAAGTGTCGCTTGAGAAGGGACTGCAAGACTTGCAGCGCAACTCTACGCCTGTCATGGGCAACCTCGTCATCACCAAGCCCGGCAAGGAACTGTCTAAGACGATGGGCCTCGACGGCTTCGGTCCTGACGCTGCTGAAGCTGCAATCGAGAAGTACGTTCGCGACAACGGCGCTAAGCTGTGGCCGCAGGCGTACGACGAACAGGGCAGCACGCTGCTTGGCGGCAAGCGCATGTTCGACACGACGACCAATCCCGTCACTGGTGCGAACTCTGCCTACGACCATCAGTCGAAGATCGCGGGTGCTATCAGCACTCTCGGTACTATTGATCGACAGTTCAGCCCGCAAGGTATCGCCCGCGCTATCTCGTCCAAGTACGAGAACCCGGACAACCTGACTGGTTCTCGTCGTGACGCGCCTCCGGTGCATATCACGTACGACGCAGAGAACGGCATCATGACCGTGGACTTGTACAAGGACGCGGAAATGAAACAGACGCTCGGTTCTCCGAAGCATCTGAACGTCAAGGCTATCGGTGCAGAGTACGCCAAGGCTCAGACTGAACCTACTCGATGGGCGAAGACATGGAACAGCATGTTTAAGACCGGAGCATCCGGCTTGAACGGCGACAACATGGAGAACGTCTACAACGCAAACTGATTAACCGGCTGGCCTGTGCATCACGTACAGGCCAGCACTAGGAGTAACGATGGGAATTATTGATCCGGTGGTTGCGGACCCGACTAAGGTTCTCGATCCCCTTATCAACGTATCAGAGAATGATACGATAGGCGCAGAGCCTACGTCTAAGACGAACCGCCTCGAAGCAGAGGCGAACACCGTACAGGGCGGCTATGCTCTTGTACCGGATAGCGTGGAGCTATTCGCGGACAGCGTGGGGAAGTCCTTCACGAGCGGCGGAAACTGGGCTTACGAATTATACAAGCGGGCTGAGCGCGAAGCTATCTCGCCGCCGCCCGACAAAGACTTCAAAGCGGAAGACTTCATCAAGCGCAATCGCGACCTGATCCCGCAGTCTCTCGAAATGCAATACCACATGGCGACCTCTGAGAAGGAAGCCAGCCTTATGCTCAGCGACATGCGCGACGAGCTTAGCAAGCAACAGATACTGGAACGCCGTGGCGGCTTCAGTACATTCGTTGCTGCTGGCCTCGCTGGCATCGTTGACCTCGATACGCCGCTGTCCCTCCTGTCTGGTGGTGCTGCGGCTGGCTTCAAGGGCGGCATCATGGCTACGAAGTGGGGCAAGCTCATGGGCACCGCTGGTGCTGGTGCGCTTACTCAGATGGCCGGACAGACCATTGCGTTCGAGGCTGGTACGACTGGCGACTGGACGAGTATCCCTGCTGCCGGTCTAGGTGGCTTGGTGTTCGGCGCAGCCGGTGGCGCACTCCGCAAGTCAGAGCCTGAGCATCTCGCGAATGACGCTGCGCTAAAGACTGTGCGCGAGTTCGACGAGTACGTTGCGGACGGCGCACCGCTTGCTAAGGCCGACCCGCGTGCAGAGACGCACATACACGAAGACCCGTACGGAAGCCGTGCCGCTGCTGAGACGCAGACGACGCTACGCGACCAACCGAAGGACATGCGCGGAGACTTCGAGGACGAAGAGATCATCCACATTCCGTCCGACACTGAAGCAGGCGTCGGCAAGACCATAAGCCTTGACGAACTGAACCCGCGTGCAGAGCCTATATCGTGGGACACGGTAGTCGCTACAGCTAAAGCTGCTGACGAAGCAGAGGCTGAAAACTTGCGGCGATGGGCTCGCGGCGAACCTCAAATATCTGAACCACTGAAGATCGCCAAAGCTGGCGACACCATGAACGATGTGCAGGGCGAGAACGGCGGCTCTATCGGTGCTCGGCAGATGCAGTCTGTCGGCTCGGTGGCGACCATTCAAAGCCAGCGCATCACTGACATGATTACGTCAGCGCGTAACTGGGCGAACCGCACTGGCATCGCTGGCGAGTACAACGACAAGTACGTTGGCATCGTACAGCGTGCGAACGCTGGCTCGCAGGCCGCGACTGACTACGTTGCTAAGTGGGCGTCCCGCTTTCATGACATGCTCGCGGCATCACCGATGGCTACAGACTTCGACAGGCTGTGGCGCTCGGGCTCCGTTGTTGCACAGAGGCTCAGCTACGATCTGTTAGAGAGCGCAAGCGGCATCGTACGTAACAACCGTTCCGCTGCGAACCTGATGGAGATGTACAAGAACGTCCTCGGTGCTGTCTCGATGCACTACGACGACTCCTACAAACTGTGGAGCAAGGACAACGGCTTCAGTGTGATCGACGGCTTCAAGTCGGAGAACAGGCAGGAGTTCAATCGTCAGATACAGATCGAGATGGCTGGTCGTGCGAACGATCCTCCCGGTACTGATCGCGGAACGTCTCGGGCTGTTAAGCTGGCTGCTGATGCTATTGATGACTTCCACAAGAAGGATGTGGAGATCGGCAAAGGCCGACCGGGCGAAGGCTCGATCAAAGGCTACGAGAACTTCGACCACTACTCAGGCTACATGCCGCAGAAGTGGAACGGTGCTGCGATGGAAAAGCTTATACATGCTGGCCGCAAGGTGGACGAGATCATCGAAGCAGTAGCTGAAGCGTACGTTAATCAGCATCAGATGAAGATCGAAGATGCTCGCGTGTACGCCTCCGCTCTGGTGAACCGTGCACGTCGTAACGAACAGGGTCACGACACGAACCTTATCGGCATCCTACAGGGTGACGGCAAAGAGTTCTTGCAGGACACTCTGCGCGCTAACGGTGTGAGCGAGGCGGAAGCTCTCAAGCTTATCGACAAGTTGACCGGCGAAGCCGCGACACGCGGACAGCAGGGCCATACCAAGCAACGCATCGACATCGACATGCGCTTCAAGGCGTCTAACGGCATCCAGCTTCTCGACATCATCAACAACGATGTGGCGGATCAGCTTGCTCGACGTGTGCGTAGCACCGCAGGCTCTGCGGCGCTCGCCCGTAAGGGCATCACGTCACGCGCGGACATCGCAGCCATCAAGGAAGCAATCCTCGCAGAGCAGGCCGCTCGCGGTCCTAGCCGTATGTCAGGTGGATCGGCGCTCGACAAGTTCAATGACCTTGTTGATCGAGACAAGCATCTGAGCGGTGACGACATCGACGCACTCTTCACGAACTTCACTGGTGGTCCTATCGCTGGTGGTCTAAGCCCGTTCTACTCGAACATGAAGAAGCTCACGAACCTGTCGCTGTTGCCGCAACTCGGCCTGACGCAGATGTCGGAGCTTGGTGCGCAGATCGCATCAGTCGGATTGAAGCGGTGGTTTCAACACGCTGCGCCCGCGCTACGCGGTAACGCACTAAGCCCCACGTCAGAGTTGGCGAAGGAGCTACGGCACATGGGCGTGATGGTGCCTGAAGAACGATACTTCAGGAACGACATGAACCTAGACATGGATCGTAGTGGGCCAGGTTCTAGCTGGTTCGCACAGAAGATGCAGAGCACGCTGAACAGCGCGCAACACATTCAAGGCTACACGTCACTGTACTATCAGGTTCGCAACTTCCAACAGCGAGTTGCTGTCACGTCGGCTGCGGACAAGATCATGCGCAACATGGCAGGGCTCGCTAACGATCTGAGCGCAGCACGCGCTGCGGACATCGGACTTGATCCCGCACTGTACGCGCGCATCCAGCGCCTGTACGTGAACCCATCTGTCGGCGGACGCCGCGCAAGCGTTGTCGAGTTCAAGGATGGTTCGCTGTTCAAGACGAACTTCGATAAGTGGAAGCCGGAGGATGCAGAGGACTTCGTGCTCGCACTGAACCGGCACGTCAACCAAGTCGTGCAGAAGGCGATGGCTGGCGAGAGTAGCGTGCTGTTCCACAAGGACGGTATCGCGTCTCTGTTCTATCACATGAAGACGTTCTCGCTGCTGGCTATCGAGAAGCAGGCACTGCGAAACCTCCGTGTGCAGGATGGCGAGAGCCTCGGCACGCTGTTCGCTGGACTGGCTACGGCTGCGGCTGCGTACACCGTGAAGCAGGCGATCAACGGCAACACACAGAACCTGAACATCGACAAGATCGCACGCGGCGCTATCGGATACAGCAACCTGACAGGCTGGCTCCCAATGTGGGCTGATCCAGTTACGGGTATGCTCGGGCTCGATGCGCTAAAGATCAACTCGTTCGGCGGCAGTCGCGGACAGGCTGGTGACATCCTCAGTACACCGGCATCGCTGAGTGCACTGAACGGCATGATGCATATCCCCGCTATCGCCGGGCACGCACTGACAGGCAACCTGTCGAACAACGACGTACGCGCAGCACAGTCCATTCCGATTATAGGCAAGGCATACGGTGCAACGTACGTCCTGAACTCTCTGAAGGACTAATGACTTAGGCCATATAGTGAACCTGTACCTCCCTATTAGGAGATACAAGGAGTTACTATATGGCCTATTCGCGGGTCGTGGCTACAGGTGATGGCTCTACTACGCAGTTCGCAGTGAACTTCGCTCTGGACTACCTGCTCGAAACGGACGTTACGTGCAGAGTGGGTACAGAGACGGATGGCAGTGGCGGACCGTCTTATAGGCCAATCACCTTTCTATCGACCAATCTAATTCAAGTCGGCGGTACTCCCGCTGGCAACGGCGTCCACGTTGTATTTGAACGTACCGTGGACAAGGACGTTCTACGGATCGACTTCGACAACGGCGATCAACTTGACGAAGACAATCTCATGATTGCTCAGAAGCAAGCTATGATGGCTATCCATGAGGTTCTCGACGGTCGCTTCTCGACCTTGACACAGGACTTGGATGCAGGCGGCTTCAGCATTGTTAACGTGCGCGAGCCTGTAGCAGCCGATGACGTTGCTACGAAGACATACGTTGATACTCATACTAGCGTCATCGAAGCCGAGATCGCTGTTGCCGCTGCCGCAGACGCGGCGGAAGATCGCGACGGCGCGGAGACTGCGCTCGCACAGGCGCTGGCGTCTCAGAGCGCGGCGGAAGCCGCTGAAGCGGATGCACAGGCTGCACTCGCTGCGGCTGAAGATGCACGCGACATTGCGGTTGCTGCTGCCGATACGGTTAGCGGCGTCCAGATGCGCTGGTTCGACACTCGCGCACAGGCGCAGGCCGCAACCATTCCCGTTACCTCCGTCGTCGGCATCGTCCGTGACGCAGTTGGAAAGCCCGTCACCAAGGAAATATACATCCCCGGTACGGTCGGCGGTCCAATGTCGTTCGCTGACGTTGCGGGCAACTACTGGCAGCTTGACCTTACCGGACCAAACGTCCGTGAGTTCTCGTCTCGCGCGGCTCTCGCGCTTGCGGCTGTGCCTCCGGTGCAGCTTGCGCGTTGCGCTGGCTACGATGTCGTTGGTGACTGCAACGTCATCACGTTCAAGCGCGCATTAAAACAGCCGTTGTATGGTGGTGTTCGTTCTACTGATCGGTACTTGCCGAACGGTACTATCGACAACACCAACGGTGGCTGGTGGGTGTATGTGCCGGGACCGGAAGGCATCGACGCTTGTGCGTTCGGAGTTAAGGCAGACTGGGACCCCAACAGATCGCAGTTAGCATCGGGCGGTGGTGACATTGGCGCTACGGACTGCCGTGCAGCTTTGCAGAACGCGATGAACTTCGCTTCCATGCAAACCTTCCCCGGCTTTGATAGTGGCGGCGGTGCCGGTCATACGGTCCTTCTTCCGAAGGGCACTATGATGTTCACGAGTGTTCTGTTCATCCCTGATGGTGTTATCCTGAAGGGTACAGGCGTCTACTCGACGATCCTCAAGATGTCGTCCAACTTCCCGAACAGCAGCCACGCTATCATCGTCGGTACGCCGGGAGACAGCAGTTCTGTTTGCGCGGCTCAAACGCGCGCATCGGCTGGTGCACTTATCCTTACCGGGAACATGGTTGTTAACG